TGGCGATTGTACAATTCAGTTCAACGCATTCTTACAGGGTAAAGCAGCAACACAGACTGTCAAGGGTGGTAATACCGAAGAGTTCTATCACAGAGAGGGCATTGAAAAGAATCATTGGGTAGATGGTGTCAACGCTGAGGGTACAAGAAATAAATCCGAGATGTTGGTGCGTATGCATCCTGATGTTGCACGAATGGTGTGGCGTTACAAGAGATGGCACCATTATGTTGATTACTCTCCGTTCAAGAAAAATGAACTTCGTTATAAAAAGAACATCACAATACCTAAAGATACAAACAACTATGGTATGAAACTGATAACAAATTTCGGTGCTTGACAAAGCATTTTCTCCATGATATCATTACCACATGATGATTGATTGGAGAAAAAGATGTTAATTTTACAACGCTTGACAGAGTTTGTTAAGTCATATATAATGATTGTTCAATGATGATTGAGGTTATCTAATGAGCAATATTCAAAATCAAAAGTCTGGGCTTGCCAAACTGATGGCAACCGAGAATCTTACTGTTCAACATGCCAAAGTACCTACGGCATCGTTTGATCCTAAAAATCGTGTTCTGACTTGCCCTATCTGGGAACAAATGTCTGGTGATCTTTATGACTTGCTAATGGGTCATGAAGTTGGTCACGCTTTAGATACACCCGCTGATGGTTGGCATGGTGCTGTTCATGATCGCGGCTTAAACTACAAAGGCTTTTTGAATGTAGTTGAAGATGCACGTATTGAAAAACGACAAAAGCGCCGTTATCCTGGTCTGCGTAAATCTTTTGTCAATGGTTTCAATGAACTCATGAACAAAGACTTTTTCGGTCTGCGTGGTCGCAATGTCAATGCATTACCGTTCATTGATCGTTTGAATGTCTACACCAAATCCAGTTACTCTTTGCCTGTTGCATTCGATGCAAAAGAACAAGACTTCGTTGATCGGGTTCAAGCTTGTGAAACTTTTGAAGAAGCCTTAAAATTGACTGATGAGATTTGGGACTATTCAAAAGAAGAACAATCAGAAACCAACACACCTGAAGATAGCTTCGGATATGATGAAGATGAAGACGGTGACGATTACGAAACAGAATCTGGTTCAAATGAAGGTGACAATGAAACGGATGGTGAAGGTAATGAACCCTCTAAGTCTAAGCAAAAGGGTGAAGATGGCGATGAAGAATCTGAATCAACATCAAATTCTGGTGAACAGTCTGATGAAGATGGTGATGATGATGAAGGCGAAACAAAGAATGACATTGATCGGTACAAAGAATCACAAAGTGTAAATGAAGATCAAACATCCGAACCACGTTGTGAGACTGATGAAAACTTTCGTCGGAATGAAAATACACTGATTGCAAAACATGCCCGTGAGTATGTATATGTGGACATACCAAAACCTAATCTGAAAAGAATTGTTACACCTGCAAAACGTGTGCAAGAAATTCTTACTCAAGAATTCACTGAACAAACTGGTGAATATGAACAAATTGCCAATAATTTGTACAATGAATTTCGTCGTAAAAATGAACGATTCATTTCACTATTAGCAAAAGAGTTTGAGATGCGTAAAGCGGCTGATAAGTTTGCAAAAGCAAAAATATCTTCCACTGGTGATATTGATGTAAGTCGTGTTTTCAAATATCAAATTGATGATGCGATTTTCAAAAAAGTAATGCGTGTGCCTAAAGGTAAATCTCACGGTCTGATTTTGTTGCTAGATAAGTCTGGCTCAATGTCTGATAATCTGACAGCCTCATATGAACAGATTTTGATTCTGGCTACGTTTTGCCGCAAAGTAAACATACCGTTTGCTGCGTATGGTTTCGGTAATGCTGATCATGTTCGTGACAAAGATTTTCCTGGACAATCGACTCACTATGAACTTCGTGATAGTCGCACATATGGTTGCTTTAGTGAAAATAATCAAGAGATGCTTACTTCGTCGGTATATTTACGCGAAATGATCAATTCAAAAATGGGTAACTCAGAATTTTCAAAAGCAGTAAAAAATATTCTGTGTCTCATGAATGCATGGGCAAGTCGTTGGGGTAACAGTGTTTTTTATCGTCCACCTTCAGATTCATTGTCCAACACACCATTGACTGAGGCGATGATTGCTTGTCAGCCACTGATTACAGAATTCAAGACGGTAAACAATCTTGATATTGTAAATCTATGTGTGGTACATGACGGTGATGCTGATGAAATTAATGCATTTATCTCAAAAGATGCAACATCTAACCGAACATATTTCGGTACAAGTTATCAAAATGTTTTTCTGTGTGATAAGAAAAACAAAGTGCAGCAAGAAGTTCCTGGTGGCGATGATGGTGTACGAATTGCTATCGGTAACTGGTTGACAAAAACAACTGGTGTGAAAATCATCGGTTTCTATCTTGCAACAAATTCGGCTATGAAAGGTGCAATACGCCGTCGTTTGTTCAATTCTGAACTGAACGAACTACGCAAAGATGAACGAGCCAAATGGTACGAATTGAAAGATGCGTATGCAAAGTATGTCAAAATTTTGCGTAAAGAAAAATTTCTTGAATCAAAAAATCCTGGCTATGAATCTTTCTTTCTTTTGCCAGGCGGTGCTGATCTTAATGTAGATGATGATGACTTTGAAGCACCAGAAAAAGTCACTACAGCCTCTTTGACAAAAGCGTTTTCTAAGTTTACCAAAACACGCCAAATCAACCGGGTTTTAGTTTCACGATTCATCGGTATGATTGCCGCTTGACAAAGTTTGAAATTTTCTTTATAATGTAGTTTCTACTGTGATGAGGAGTTTATATTATGGCAAGTCGTTCCGCTAAACGTCAGTTGTTTATTGATGCTCTTATTGCAACTGGCAAATCTGAAGTTACAAAAGCTGATGTTGTTGCAATTGCTGAAAAGCTAAGTGTTCCCATTCCTCAATGGTTCGTGAATGATGAATCTAACAAAGTCAAGCGTGGTGTGTATCGTGTTCCCACTGCATCCAACGCTGTACCGGCTGCGTCCGTGGCTATCAATATGGCTGCACAAGTGATTCCGCTTACAAAGCCTGAATCAGCATCTGGTAGTCGCATTGCAAATGTGACAACTGATCTTGAAATTGAGAATCTAGTTCCTTCTCAATATAGCAACTATGTTCCTTTTGGCAACTTTGAAGATGTGTTATCAATTGTGAAATCAAATCAGTTCTTTCCTGTGTTTATCACTGGTCAGTCTGGTAACGGTAAAACAATGTCAATCGAACAAGCATGTGCAAAAGCAAAACGCAAATTCATTTGCGTATCAATGACACCAGATACTGATGAAGGTGATCTTCTTGGTAACTATGTACTGATCAACGGTCAGATGGAATGGCGTGACGGTCCTGTTACCGTTGCAGCCCGTCAGGGTGCTGTTCTCTGTATTGATGAAATTGACTACGGTGCTCAGAATCTTTCCTGCTTGCAGCGGGTACTTGAGGGCAAACCATTCTTGCTAAAGAAAAAAAATGAACTGGTTTCACCTGCACCAGGCTTTACTGTCTTTGCTACTGCAAATACAAAAGGTAAAGGCTCTGAAGATGGTCGTTATATGTTTACCAATGTGTTGAATGAAGCCTTTCTTGAGCGGTTTCCTAATACAATGGAACAAGAATGGCCACCAGTAAGAGTTGAAGAAAAAATTATTGTCAAAGAACTTGATTCAGTTGGTCGTTCTGATGAAGTGTTTGCCAAAAATCTTGTATCGTGGGCAAATGTAATTCGCAATACTTTTGCTGATGGTGGTTGTGATGAAGTTATTTCAACACGCCGTCTGGTACACATTGTCAAAACTTTCGGCATCTACGGCGATAAGAAAAAAGCGATTGACTATTGCTTGAATCGTTTTGATGCTGATACTAAAGCTACCTTCTTTGATCTGTATACTAAGATTGATGCTGGTATTGATCCTATGACAAAAGCAGAAGAAACTCCTGCTGAGCCTGCTAAAAATACCGAAGAAATTCCATTTTAAGGTAATCTTTCACTTTTACCAGAGGGAGTGTTGACACGCTCCCTCTTTTTTTATATAATGTTAATACGTAGAGAAAAGTCGCCTCTACTTTCTATTCTTCGTGCGACTAATTTTATGGAGTAATTTGAATGTCAGCTAAAGATAAAATTCTAAAATACCTTTCTAAAGAAGGTCCTTACAATACTTTGACTGCTGCACAAGCTCGATCACGTTTCGGTATCGCAAATGTTGGTGCTCGTATTGAAGAACTTCGCGCAGATGGTCACTGCATCTATACCAACAAGAAAACTCTTGACAATGGTAAAACGATCACTTACTATCGTCTTGGCAAACCAAGTCGTGAAATGGTTGCAATGGCACATGCAGTTCTCGGCGGTCAAGCTTTTGCCTAAAAAAAGCTAGAAAGTGTAGTGAAAGCATATATATAATTATGTGCTTTCACTTTTTTTTATGGATAAATTATGCAAATACAAGTCAATCTTGAAGAACTAAGAAAAAATAAACTATTCATTGCGACACCAATGTATGGTGGAATGAATCATGGTTTGTACATGAAGTCGTGTCTCGATCTTCAGACCATTATGATGAAATATGGAATTGAAATCAAGTTCTCCTTTCTTTTCAACGAATCATTAATCACAAGAGCAAGAAATTATCTGGTTGATGAATTTTTACGTTCTGAATATACTCACATGTTGTTTATTGATTCAGACATTCATTTCGATCCTAATGATATTGTTGCTTTGATGGCTTTGGACAAAGATGTTATCGGTGGTCCTTATCCAAAAAAATCAATAAATTGGAGTAATATTGCTGATACTGCAAGACGCAATCCTGATTTGAATCCGCGCGAACTTGAAAATCTTGTTGGCGAATATGTGTTTAATGTTGTAAAAGGAACTCAACAATTTCAAGTTACTGAGCCGCTTGAGGTTATGGAAATTGGAACTGGTCACATGATGATTAAACGCCACGTATTTGATAAACTTGCCGAAGCGTTTCCTAAGATTCGTTATAAACCAGATCATGTTGGGCAAGAGCATTTTGATGGATCACGATACATCCATGCTTACTTTGATACCGTAATTGATACTTCTGATAGTTACACTGGTGGTGGTTCTGATCGTTATCTATCAGAAGACTATATGTTCTGTCAGATGTGGCGTAAGATTGGTGGACAAGTTTGGTTGTGCCCATGGATGCGTACACAACATATTGGTACATATGCGTTTACTGGTAACATGCCCGCTGTTGCACAGTATACTGGTAAACTGTGACCAATTACAAGTACAGTGAAGACCGTATTCTCAAAGAATTAAAAGAATACGTTGACGCTACTTACGGTGAACACTATTCACAAAATAAATTTCAAGCCACAGAATTTATTATGGATAGTGGTCACGGTGAGGGATTTTGTATAGGTAACATTATGAAATATGCACAACGATATGGTAAGAAAGATGGGCACAATCGTAAAGACTTGCTTAAAGTTTTGCACTATGCTATAATGGCTTTACATAACCATGACTTGATAAGGAAATAAATTATGAAACTATCTGACAATACACTCACACTACTTAAAAACTTTGCGACAATTAATCAGGGCATTATGTTCAAAAAAGGTAAGACACTGCGTACAGTGTCTAGTCAAAAGAATGTGATGGCTGAAGCATCTATCAATGAAGAAATTCCAACAGACTTTGGTGTGTATGATTTGAACAATTTTCTTTCTGTTCTTTCTTTACATAAAGATGATCCAGTGCTAGACTTTCAAGACAACAATGTTTTAATTTCTGGACTTCAGGGCCGTAGTAAAATCAAGTATCGATTTTGCGCTCCACATATGATTGTTGCTGCGCCAGATAAAGCGATTGTGATGCCTGAACCTGAGATTTCATTCTCTCTTTCACAAGAAGATTTTGATTGGATTCTCAAAGCAGCATCAGTTCTATCTTCACCATTCATTGCAATTGAATCTGATGGCGATAAACTTTCAGTAATGACATTTGATCCACAAAATGATTCAGCACACACAGAGTCACTTGAAATTGCGAGTAACAGCGAGAAATTTAAGATGTTATTCAAAGTCGAAAATCTAAAAATGATTTCTGGTGCTTATGATGTGAAGATTTCATCAAAGGGTATTTCAAACTTCAAACACAAAACATTGAATCTTCAATACTGGATTGCAACTGAAACTGGTTCAAAGTTTGAGTCGCACTGATTTACTTTTATATTATGATTATTGTGAGGAAATTCAATGGAACATTTATTGTGGACAGAAAGACATCGCCCACAAACAGTCGGGGACTGTATACTACCAGACCGCTTGAAAGAAACCTTTCAGCAGTATGTGAATCAGAAAGAGATACCCAATCTCCTTCTGACTGGTGGAGCGGGCGTTGGCAAGACAACAATCGCCAAAGCAATGTGCAACGAAATCGGTTGCGACTACATGATTCTCAATGGTTCTGATGAGAATGGCGTTGATACGATTCGTGTAAAGATAAAGAGTTATGCTTCTTCAATGTCATTTGTAGGCGGTCGCAAAATTGTCATTCTTGATGAAGCAGACTATTTAACACCTAATGCACAAGCAATTCTAAGAAATGCTATTGAAGAGTTTGCAGTAAACTGTTCATTCATTTTCACTTGTAATTTCAAAAGCAGAATCATTGAACCACTGCACAGCCGTTGTGCAGTTATTGATTTTCGTTTGAAGGCTGATGAAAAAACTAAAATGGCATCTGCGTTTTTTAAACGCACCACACACATACTCAACACAGAGAAAGTAGAATAT